CTCACCTGCAACGACCCATCAGCCGTCATCCCTGCACTCAAGTCCCGTTGCGTGCAGTTCCAATTCAAACCCTACACGGTAGAACAAGTTCGCGCGTATCTACAACTCTTGGTTTCCACGCATGGTATAATTTCAACCGATAGTGCCGACGCACTCCATTCATACTTCGGTGGTGACCTTCGCGCTATTGGAAATCACATCATGAGTGGTGCGAAACTTGACGATTCTCAAACAGACCTTGACTCTCTTACTCTTGACATCGCCGCTGGCGATTGGGAATCAACACACCGAGCCATGCTTGAAATGGTTCGCAACGGCGCATCTCTTCACATGGTGATGCGCAAAATCCATGAACATGTGAAAACCATCGGTTTAGAAACCGAACAATTATATACCTTCTTCGCTGTGTGGGGTAATTTCGTGTTACGAATGCACGCATGGCCGCTATCATCGGAGTCCTTCGTGGACTACTTTGTAGCGACCCTGCACCGCGAAGACACAAACCAAAAGGAGGAATAAAAAATGCCAAACCTAAACGGAAACGAAGCCAAAAACAACGAACAGAACAACGGGTTGCACCCCGATGTGGAGGAACGCCTTAAGTGGTGGGCTGAGAAACACAACAAGTCGCTTGATGATGCGACCGGTGATTTCTACACCTACCTCAAGACGGAACTCGGAGTGGACAACCCCGATGCCGAAGACGATGACTTCATGATTGATGCCGCAGAAACCTTCGTGGTTGAGCGACGCGTCATGTCGGGAACATCCCAAGCAAATGCAACCGAACTCGTCGGATACTTTGTCGGCGTTGACCCGAAGATGCGAGACGGTGTGGAACGCAAGCGCGCTCCTGCTGTTTCAGCCGCCATCAACGACCTTGACGACGCCATCCAACAGGGGCTTGTTGCACGAGCCTTCACCCAAGACGGCGTGTGGATGCTTGAGAAGAAAGACGGTGTGATTGCTACCGAAGAATCAGCAGACGCGAAACCGTGGTTCCTCTTTGAAGAGAACAACCTCTCCATCGCCATTTTGCAGAACAATCCCGATTGGTCCCGCTTCGGTGAACCCATCACGCCTTACCGGTGGCAACGAACCTACTACTTCCTCGGCAACGAGAAGGATAACTTCTTGGATGAACAACGAGTTCTACGAATCACCGTTACATCCAACAACCCGGATGAGTGGTTCATTCCTCAACTCTTCGCTGAATGCACCTTGAAGGTCCGAGCGCAGTCGGCCAATGTCAAACCCGAATGGGCTGACACCTACAACTCGTTTGCTTTCCCCGGTGCAATCACTTACGGCAACGACTTCGTGGAAGAACATGTGCGCGGAGCCATTGCTCCGGAACGCCTCATCCCCGAACTTGAGCGTTCTTACATCAAAGACCTCTCAACACTTGCGGAAGTTTTTGAGACGCGTCAAGAAGTCATTCCCGGCTACAACCCCGTCGGTCCTCTCGTCTTTGTCCGAGCGAAGGTCAGCGACATGCGAAAGGAAGCACGCGAAACTGAGTGGGACCCGACGGGTCATGACTACTCCATGAGCGTTTCATCCTTTGACCTCATGCGCACCTTCAACGGTGGAATGCGCCAAAACCTGCCTTGCTACATCCACGGATTGCTCGGCGATGACGGCCATCCATTTGACTACGCAACCGAAGAAGGCTGGAAACCATACGCTGTCAAGTCCACCGTCATCGTCTTTGGACGATTGAGTGTGCGCGCAACCGATGATGGTCCACAACCAGCCATCAAGACCTTCGGTGTTTACGCAGTCCCACGCCTCGCCATCCCTGCTGGCGAAGGCGGTGACACATCAACAACGCAATATGGAGAGTGAAAAAGATGCCAAACCTCAACGATTTGAAAACAGAAGCCACGAAAACCTTTGACCCAACCACCGGCGAAACCGTTCCGGTTGCTTCGGTTGAAGAGAAACCCCCGCAAAGCAAACCCATCGCCGCATCCGTGTGGGATGAGATTGTCAACGCGGGTAAAACCGTTCCCGATAGCATGATACTGTGCGGACTTGTCGGACCGGAAGGTGTCGGCAAGACGGGCATTGTCTTGGATAGCATGACCGAGGAAGAAAGAAAGCGCGGGGATGTTATCTTCGTGCTTGACTTTGACGGTGGTGGACAGACGACACGCGTGACTCATCACCGTGAGTTCGCCAACAACATTCGTTGCCTCAATCCAAATGTCATGTTCCAAACTTTTGACGAAGACGGAGAGACTCGTGAAGCAAAGGACTACCCAGCAACCCATCGTCGGGTCATGAAAATCGGACAGACGCTTGTTGATTGGGCCGCAAACCCCGGCGACAAACCACGCCTCCATTCCGTTCTCTTTTCCGCAGTTGACCTGTGGGATGAAGTCGCCAAGAACTGCATGTTCATTGAAGACTTGGGGACCGCCCCCGACGGTATTGGTGCAAAGGTCAAGCCTCATGAGCAGGTCGGCATGCGCTTCAATTGGCAGATTCGCTCAACGCGTTTCCACCAACTTACTACCATCGCTCGCACCTTGATGTCACTTGGAGTCCGCGTCTACTTTGAGACTCACTTCACCGACCTCATGGATAAGAGTGGTGCAATCACAGGAAAGAAACCCGGTTGGGAAAAACATACCGCCAACTACCTCAACCAAATCATTCACTTCCACAAGAAAAAGGTGCGCGGCGATGACGGGTCACCAACGGGAGAAACGCGTTACGAGGTTGAGTTCGTCAAGTGTAAGACGAACCCCGAACTTCTTGACCAGCGACGAACCATCATGGTTACGAAGCAGAACGCATCCCCCGAATGGTTCGGACTTCCGGAACTTCGGGAGGGACTGAATTGAGTGATTGGAAGCGCACCGGCACTCCCGCACACAACAACACCACCGCGCGTAGCGAAGAAGACCAACCATACCTACCAAACCCGGCCTGTCCTGTTTGTGCTGGGTCGGGTGAGGTGGTGATGGAGCGGCCCCTCCGCAACTACGAAGGTGAGTGTGTTGATGTTGAGTTTTACAATCACCCATGCGATTGCGTTTTTCAAAAGTGGATTGCGAAACCCATCAGCAGTTGCAAGGAATGCAACGGAACAGGTGCGGTTCAAGAACGCCTCCTTCACCCTACCACGAAGGAGGAATACATCAAGTTCCACGACTGCATTTGTCTACGATATGTTAAGGAGATGATTGAAAATGAAGAATGACACGAACAAGTTGCACATTTTTGACAAGAACAAAGTGAGACTTTGCCGCGCGGCTGGTAACTACGAACCATTGGACGCGAACAAGCCATCCGTCATTTGTCCGGAGTGTAAATCAATCCACCTCGCTGACACAGGAGAGGTGATTGATTGAGCCTTGTTCAAGGGACCTTCAACAACGATTCACTTTGGGCTTTCGTGACAGGATTCGGAGAGGGCGTCAACGACCTTCGTTGCACCCTCGCTAATCTGCAACTCAAAGCATCCGTGGACACAGCAACGCATTTCTTTACGAAGACCATCGGCATTCATGGGGTGGAAGACGACTACCGAGCAGGTGTCATCTACATTCCCGATGTCCACAAAGTCGGCGCGTTTCTCAAAGCATGCGATGAAGACTACACCACCATCCGACATGTCGGCAACACGCTGACATTGAAGAACGGCAACAACGAGTTCAGCACACCGACCTCCGACTACATCATGTCGCACACCACCGTGGACCGAGCCGAGACAGCCATCAGTTATGCCGCACAGAACAAGTGGGCTAAACTTGGCCGCGCGGATTTGGAATGTCATGGGACGCTGACCGTTGGTGCGACTCGCGGAATGACCGCACTCACCAAAGTCATCGGAAAGGATGCACCCGTTAAGGTTCGTGTGGCTGATGGTGAAATGACCATCGCCGCTGGCACAAACCGTGGCGCGCGTATGACACGACAATGCGATGTTGACACCGATTACAACGGGACATGTGAAACAGTCTTCGGACCTCACTTCCCGAAGTTGTTGGACCTCATGCCATCCGGACCCGCCATCTTTCACATGGGAAACAAAAGCGCGCTTGTTATTGTTCACGCTGAACTTGCATGCACGCTTATCCTCAAACACCAAGAGGGGGTAGACCAATGACTGAAGAATGTTTAATGTGCAACGGTGAAGACTGTGATTCAAGAGACGACTACGACCTGCTGTGCAAAGAGTGTTACAAAATGGTGACATGGCCGAAGGAGTTGGACCAATGATTGCTGACGCTATCTACCACGACGACCGACCACCGACAATCTACACCCGATACCGTGATGATAAGGGCGCGCTGATTGAAAATCTTGTTACCGACTACAAACCTCACATGTTCATCCCAACATCAACACCGGAGTTCCGAATCAACCAAATGCTTCGCTCGTTCCCTACTGCTGAATTGTTGAAGGACAAGACCTACGAGGGACTTGACGGTGCTACGCTTTGGCGTGTTGAGACTGACAACCCTTACGACATCGCCGCCATGCGAAACATGTTCAGCCGTTCCTACGAAGGAGACATGCGCTTCGTTGACCAATACTTGGTTGAGAACATCACCGAGATGCCGAAGTGGAAGCCGCGCAAATGGTGGTATGACATTGAGTGCAACACCGGCGACGACAACTTCACGACCGTTATCGCTGTGATTGACTCCGATATTCCTACACCAATTGTTTATGCGTGGGCTGATGACAGAACCAATTGTCCTTACATGGATGAGTTCGTGGATAGCGATACCTTCACTATCACTAAAACGGTGCGCGACCAAGAATATCAACTACGCATTTTCCTATCGGAGAAAGCAATGTATGACGACTTCATTCAATTCCTTCATGCAAGAAATCCCGACATGATGATTGCTCACGCGGGAACATTCTTTGACATCCCTCACATGATTGAACGCCTTGACCACATCTACGGTCATGGTGGCTCGCATAGGTTGAGTCCACTCGGCATCATCCGCTACCCCAAGAAGGGTGAACGATACCGCTTTGACGACCAACCCATCGCTGGTCTTTGGCAGTTTGATACCGCGGCCCCTGCACAATCCGGCACAGGATTTGAGCGCGTATGGAAAGACAGCGGTGGTGGTCAACTACCCAATCGCAAATTGAATACCATCGCTGAAACGCTGGGCCTCGGCTCCAAACTCACCGAAGAGATTGAGGGTATGGATGTCCACAATGGCTGGTATGAGTATTGGTCCGAGTTCGTTGACTACTGTTTGCTTGACACCGTTCTCCTTCGTGGGATTGATGAAGCGCGCAATGTTACGGACTTCTTCGTGGAGATGGTTCGTCTTTGTGGTGTGTCCATCCAATCGTCAACCAATGTGTCAAACTTCATGCGTGGTTTGCTTGGGCGCAAGACCCACTTGATTGCACCTTCTCGCATCAATGTGCAAAAGCCCGACATTCAAGGAGCGGAGTTCATCATCAAAGAGAACGGCCTCTACGAAGGCGTAGCCGTTGTTGACTACAAGGGTCTGTATCCCTCACTCATGACCGGTTTCAACTTGTGCTGGACAACGAAGCGAGATGGCCCCGGCCCCGGCATTCTTGAGATGGAGAACGGAACCTTTTGGGACCAAGAAACCAAAGGCATTCTTCCTCAAGTTGTTGACGACTTGTTTGAATACCGAGCATTGTGCAAACAACGCATGCGCGAAGCAGAAACCAAAGAGATTCGTGCCGCTTGGAACACCACACAGGCCGCAGTCAAGCGCGTCATGGCGAGCCTCTATGGTGCAACGGCGAGTGTTGGGTTCGGCTGGGCTGACCTTGACATTGCCGAAACCATCCTCTCCGAAGGACGACGGTGCATCGCTTTGCTTGACACGGTGGCGACCAACATGGGCTACAATGTTCTCTACGGTTTCACCGACTCCGCTTTCATTCAAGTGCCGCTTGAGGAAGCCGAAGCATTGGCCGCGCGTATCACAGATGTCGTGCAGTCTACGACGGGCAACGAGAAGTTGATTGCTGAACTTGAGGCTTACATGCCCTATTGGTTGTTGGCTGGCAAGAACCGCTACGCGGGGAAGGTCGCTTATCCCACCGAGGATGCTGGCAAAATGAAGACTGCGAACTTCATGAAGGGTAGCAGTCTTGCACCCATCAGCAAGCAAGCCGAAGGGACGGTGCTTGACCTCGTGTGCGACGGTGCATCCGAAGCCGATGTGCGAGCCGCCGTCCTTGACATGGCTCTCCCTGTGCGCCGAGGTGAAATGGACTTGAAGACCGTGACACAATCAACAAGAATCAGCGCGAATCCGGAAGACTATAAAACGCTCTCCGGCGCATCAAAGGCCGCGCACTACTACAACCAACACATGGCGGATGGCGACCCGTTTGTATCGGGCGACTCCGTTCAATGGACCTATGTTTCAGCCGTTCCGAATGGTTTGCCAGCAACCAAAGTGGTTGCATACCGTGAACCTGCTGAACTTGAGGGCTTTGAATTGGACGCCAAAACCATTTTGAACAAATCAATTGAGAAGAAAATCTCCGGCATTTTTGAGGTCTTGGGTTGGGACCTTGAAGCCGCAATCGGAACCCCCCGACCCGCAACATATTGGTGAGAAAAATGACCGACAAAAACGAAGAAAAAATAGCAGAACTTGAAGGGAAAGTTGAGGAACTTGAAGGGAAAGTTGAGGAACTTGAAAACGCGCTTAACAAGGTGAACGACGACCTTGACCATGCTTTGAACATGGCGAACAAAGTTGAGGACCTCATCGCCGCGTGGAACGACCATTTCCCCGAAGACCCATTCCCTGTTCCGCGACCACGACGACCCGATAGCGATTATGTCATAACCGCAGAAGAGTTCAAAAAACGAACGCGCATCCCACATCCTCGTGATTGGGTGAAGAAATCATTTGACCCATCAACGGGGGAGTTCAATTGATTGCGAAAATCGTTTACTTTGAAACCGGCACAAAAAAGGTGCGCGAAGCAGAAGGTGAATTGCTGTTTGGTGATGCGCTTTTGTCCGAATACATCGGAGTGAAGCGACCCGACAACGACTACCTTCTTGTCCCATCAGCCACCATCATTGAGATTCAAACCTACGAGTTGGATGAGGACCTCTACACCATTGACATTGATTCAATGAAGCGTTCAAAGGCTCACGCTTTGAAGCGAATGCATAATGACATGGACCGAGATGATGCACCCGGAGGTGCATTTCAATGAGTCGCGTTTACGATGACGGCTCTTCGTATGCATGGACGCCCGAAATGGGCGAGGACGGTATTGTTATCCGCATCAGCAAATCAACTGCTGGTTCAATTGGTTGGTGTGTTCAGCAGATGTGGCTTGAGCAAAACTATCCGCGCCCACAGGAATTGGTCAAGCACCTCGTTGTCGGTGATGATGTTCACAACGGTCTTGATTTGTTCTACCAAGCGATTGAAGGTTCGGGTGCATTTCACAAAATGGTTGAGTCCGGAGTTGACATGACTTCGTTTCTCAAAAAATACATTCCCACCGAGAAGACCATCGTTGAAAATCGCCGCGCGGAAAACAAAGACTTCCCTTTCTACCACGACGACTACTACTATAACATGAATTGGTTGATGGAATATGAAAACGCGCGAATGCGGCTTTCCAAAACCCCATTACCGTTGGCGAATGAGGTTCGCCTTGAAGTCCGTAGAGACATGGACATTGAAGGCTACGGCACAATCCCCGTTCAATTCGTCGGTATTATTGACCGAGTGTTTGAAGCAACCGACGGAGGTCTTCTACTCTTTGAGTTGAAAACCGGTAAATGGAAGGACGCAAAGACCACGGAGATGAGAAAAGAAATGGCTTACTACAAGTTTTTGATTGACAATGCAGACCCCGACTATTTGAAAGAGCGCGGAATTAATCGCCCTGTTACCCATTGGGGATGGCGATACTCCGCCGCTGACTATTGGCATAGCGAGAAGGTCAAGCCCGTCAGCGAACGGGCGATGATGAAGCGCGTTAAGGACCTCATCACCATGTATCTCAACAACCACTTCCCTCCAACGAAGGATGACTTCAAGTGTTCCTACTGCTCAATGATTGAGTTTTGTCCAAAATATGCAATACAGGTGAGCGAATGAAAGCGTGTGAATTGTGTGGAAAAAGAAGCGGCGGTCTTCGTCATACGAAATACACCGCATGCTCATCGTGCCTTGACAAATTGCTTGAGTTTGCGATTACTGCTAAAATGAGGTTTGAGAATGAATCCACTCCACTTTGATTTCCCGAAAGAAGTTGGCCTGTTCCGAAAAATCATCCACGACAACGCGGAGTTTGAACGGTATTGGTCATCGCTACAAAACTCACAATGCGCCTACATGTCAGTCTACGGTTTCCGAGCCGTGAAGCCAAACGGTCGCCGCGCGGAATACAACACCGCTATTGTGAAGCACTTCGTGCTGGACTTTGACAAGAAGTATCGCAAAGGAAGTGACATGGTTGAGGTTGAAGGCGATGAGGTGGTTGAACAAGTTCGTCGCCTCCAACGCTATCTACTTGACGAGAACATCAATCACGGTGTTTGGTTCAGCGGCAATGGATTTCACATTTGGATTTCGCTTGATAAGACACACCTCCCATCCAGCGGAACGCAGGTGTCGCACATCAAAGCGGCTGGGAAGAAGGTCATCAATCAATGGAAGAAGGACATGGAACTCTACTGCATGGACCCAACTGTGCCTTTTGATACTGCGCGTATGATTCGTGTCCCTAACTCCTACAACGCCAAGCAACATGTGCTTCGTTGGAGCATCCCGCTAACAAGTGAAGAGTTGCTTACTTTGTCATGGGAGGATATTTGCGTGTTGGCTCAAGAGCCACGCAACACCGCTTACTTCTATGGTGAGAAGGGAGTCCACCTCCCTGTCAAGCAGGTCCGTGAAAGCCAATTCAAGGTGTCCGGCGAACCTGTCAACTTTGAAACCGTCAAAATGGGTAGCATCAAAATCCTCCCATGCCTCATGGAAGCGGCATGTCAAGTGGGGAGCAACCCGCCACATATTAGCCGCGCGAGTTTGGCTATTTACCTTGCATCGCGACTACGCAATTTCCTCCCTGTTCAACGAACGACGGTCCAAATGCGTGAAGCGCATATCCTTACACTCCACGATTTCATCAAGACCCTTCAATGGGCTGACTACGACCCCAGCACAACGGAGTATCAACTACGCGCCATCGTTGACGGTGGCTATATGGAACGATGCGAAAGCCTCATCGGAAAGGGGCTTTGCATTGGGCGTTGTCAACTTTGGGATGGAACGGGCGAACACGAACACCAAGACTCTACGGAAACGATTCAACTTTCACCGCAGGAAGTTAGCGAGGCTTACAGCAAAGCCAAAAGAGAGGTTGAAAAATACAAAGGGCGTGTAGGGGATTATTCACATAACAAAGTGTCCTCAACATTTATTGGTTTGAAAGCGGAAGCGGCTGTTGGATTTTATTTGTCGCGTCATTTTGATGTTCAAAAAGGAAAAGGCGATTTACAAGTCAACAGCATTCCCATTGAAGTCAAGACTGTCACCGAAAAGGATTGGAATAATGAGAAGGGGAGAATGATACCTCCCGCACAATTGGAAAAATATGTTGCCAATAAAGCAATTGTCGTTTGGGCTACGGTTGATTCCCACAACCACATGGATTACAATGTCAATCTCAAAGGATGGAACAACGCTTACGAGGTCAAATCCAAAGGAGTGCCTATCAAGACAAAGTGCGATAACATTTGGTTGAAGAACGAAAAGGACATGAAAGAAATCGCGACAATTTATTCTGCTTTGAAAGTGAAGGTGATTGGATGATTGAAGAATGGCAGATTGAATTGTTGTTGAACATTGATTCAACATGGAGAACGCGCTCCGAACTTTGCAAACATAGTGATACGCTACGGTTAATGAGTCATCACAAAATGGTAAAACTCATGACGAAACTTGTAAACGATGGGCTTCTTGAGAAACGCAAGATAAGCAACAGGCGAGTTGAATACAGAAGAGTGCTTGTTTTTCCAAAGCATGAGGGGTGTCAAGCATGAAGCCACCTCTCATTATTGACACCAACGAACGCGGTTCACTCGTGTCAGCACTTGAGCGACGCGCAAAATCACGCTCCCCCCGAATTGATGTCTTGCGGCAGAACCTTGTCAACGGCGACTACAAGTGTGGAGATTGGTTGATTGAAGCCAAGAGCATTGACGACCTCTTCACATCTATGAGAAGCGGACACTTGATGCGTCAACTTGACAACATGGATGCTAACGATGGCAACTACGGGTTGGTGATTTGGGGTGAGATTGGTGGCTACATCCACCGAGCGCGTGAGCGTGGTTCTACCATCACCGCCAGCCAAGCCCTCAAACAAATGACAGGATTCCTCGGTAGAGTTGTAGCCGACTTCGGTTGCCTCATCTACCGCGCACCCAACGCAAGTGAAGCGGCGGCATTCATGGTCGCCCTTCATGAGAAGACCTACAAAAAAGCGAGCCGACATGGTGCGCAAGCCGTTCGGCGCGTATCTACAAATGATGTTCGTAAAGACATGCTCCTTACGATTCCCGGTATCGGTCCGGAAATGGTAGAAGCAATCATTGACGCGTGCGGCTCAATTGAAGAGGCCGCATGTGGTGATTGTTTGCGTGATGTTCCCCGCATGGGGAAGGTGTTGCGCAATCGTGTTGTTGAAGTATTGACCAGCGAAGAAGAAGTTCGCTTTGAAAGGTGAGCGCGCATGTTCAATTTTTTATATACAGTCACAAATTATCGTTATAATAAGATAGCGAGAAACAAGAAAATTAGAAATGGTTATAGGCCAACCACCATACCCGAAGAGTTGTCCGCCCCCCAATGGAGAGAATAAGAATGCCCCAAAGACAATGGAACCAATACACAGCCGTGAAAGAATACCCGATGATGAAGGAATACCTTGAGCGTTTTCGGACGACTTCGTTTTTCAACGAAATCCCCGGACTCATTTCCTTCTTCTACCTGCAAGGTCAAGCCCTTGTAGACTATGTGAGAATACCCGTTTGGGCTTCGGCCCTTGACCCGCGAGTCCATGTATTTTGGATTCAAGCAACGCGGTCCGGTAAGTCAATCGCGTGGGAGTTTACAGGCGAAGTCGCAGACTTGGCTGGCTTGAACATTGACATGTTCACGAGTGGAACAGATAGCGCGCTTATCGGGTCAATTGACTCGGTGAGTGATGGTTCGGGAGGATACGAACTTGTGCAGAACGAAGGATTGCTCGGAGGTAAGAAATGTTTGAACTTTGACGAAGGGTCAATCCTTCTTCAATCCAACCCAAAGCAATTCTTTTCCGAGGTCATCCTCTACCTACAACAAGCGATGAATCCCGTTGGGAGCCACAGCAACACCTTGACCAAGCACATGAAGAACGGCAAAGTGGAAACAGAATCCCGCGTATCGTTTTGGATTACTTCATTCCCGCCCAGCGGTGTCAAGGAGTATGTGCTGACCAAAGGATTGTTTCAGCGTGTGCTGTTGATTTACCGTCCGTGGAGCGATGACATGCGTCAACTCGTTTCGGAGCGGCGCATGGAGGGTGTGTTCAAGAATAAGTTGACCGAAGTCCAATCCCTTGAGGACATCGCCCAGCACTTCATCCGTATTCGTGAGAAGACCGAGGCTCGTTTGTTGAACATCGCTAACATGACCCATCAAGAATGGGAAGCCCTTGCATCATCCAGCAAAGAAGAAGTTGCGCGTGGTTGTATGCATGAAATGTTCACCATTGAACCCTCAGTTCACCCACAATTGATGGCTTCGGTTGAGGAATACTACACGCTCGTCCGAGGTATGGACAAGCACCTCTCGGATGTGGTCTGTTCATTCATTCCGAATGTTCTCAACTACACCGTTATTTTTGCTACGCATCTCGCTTTGATGCGCGTTGAGCGTGACGGACTTTCACACGACGCGGAGTGGAAAGTGACCGGTGATGATGTTGAAATGGCGACTGAAATCCTCTACGATATATATGAGCAACTTGTCCTTTGGCTTGAGTCCGAGGTTGAAGTTGGTGCAAAAGCGGCTGAAAAAATCGCGCGAAAGGATGAATGGTCCAACGCTTTCAAAGCATGCACGAGTGTAGAAATAGAAAACAAAGGTGAAGGTTGGGTTCTCAAAAATGACTTGTTTGACCGTTACGCAAATCAACTTGGGAAATCCAAACCGACTGTTTACAACCGATTTAAGCAAGTGGAAAAAATGTTCAAAACGCATAAAGTCGGAATGGCTGTTTACATCAAGTTCAAGGAGGAATAATCATGAGTAAAGTGATGGCGATTGACATTGAAACAGCCAACTACTCTCACGAGGTCGGTGGGTGGGGCAACACCCACATGTTTGAGCCGACTGTGGTTGCAACATGGGACGGTGAGGAAGCGCATGTGTTCACTAAAGCCGACGATGCGATTGTAGCAGACGCGCATATGCATCCTCTTCATCCACGCGACCTCGGTGAACACCTCAAGAAGCATGTTGACGAGGGCGGCATTATCGTTGGACACAACATCCGAGGTTTTGACCTTCCCGTTCTCCGAGACGCGCTTGACATGCACTACGCTGGTGTATTGCTCAACAAGAAAGAGAGCATCCTTGACACTTCGTGGTCCTTGCGTGAAGCATGCGGGAAGAGTCATCACCTTGACTCGCTGTGTAAACACACGCTGGGTAAGGGGAAAGAAATTATGGATTCAGCAGACGCGCCTGTGGCTTGGAAAGAAGGCCGACACGCGGAAGTCATCAAATACTGCATTGCAGATTGCAAACTCAATTATGACCTGTTTCTTCATGGGAGGAACGAAGGCTTTGTTAAGAGCCGAAATGAAGAAACGGGACTAATTGAGGAATACCAAATAGGATGGTGACACCATGACAGAAGAAAGAAAAACAGGAAGAGAAGCCCAAATGAGTAACATCCGCGCCGCTGTTCAAGTGGCCGAAACCGTGAGGTCAACACTTGGCCCTGCGGGAATGGATAAAATGCTCGTAGACGAACGCGGAGAAAGCATCGTGACCAACGACGGTATCACGATTCTCCGAGAACTTGACACCGCGCATCCCGGTGCGCAGATGATGGTTCAAGCGAGTCAAACGCAAGAAGAAGTGTGCAAAGACGGCACAACCAGCGTGGTTGTGTTGGCTGGACAAATGCTGGCCTTGAGCGAAGGACTGTTGTTACGCGGCATTCACCCGCAAACAATTGTGCGCGCATTCAACAAGGCATCCAAGATTGCTCTTGAAGTCATGCCGCATCCCGAAACGAACATCGGTGTTGATGCAGTCGCCGCAACCGCTTTGCGCGGTAAAGCATCCGAGTCGGCTCTTGGGTTCGCCGCTCAACTCGTTGAAAACGCCGCACTCACCGTAGATGGAAACCTTGACCGTGTTCGCACACTTACTCAAGCGGGTGGCGACATGAGCGACTCTTACATTCATAGTGGACTCGTTCTCAACAAAACCTTCGCTAACCCGGACTTTGCCGGAAAAGAAAATCCGCGCATTCTTCTTCTTGATGGAGGAATTGACGGCTTCAATTACGAGGATGTCCAAATGCAAATCAGCGACCCCGCTCAACTTGAAGCAATCCGTCACCAAGAGATGGAGATTTTGAGCAACATCAGCAAAGCCATTTCGGAGATGACTGACATTCTTATCGTCCGAGACGGTGTTCATGAGGCCGTTGCCAAATACCTTGACGCACAGAACATTGGTGTTGTCAGTCGTGTCCAGCAAAGCGACATGGACAGCATCGCTCGCATCACAGGTATCCCCATCCATCATCGCATCACCGAAGTTGCTGATGGCTACGAAGCGCGTATTGAAGGCTCAATCAAATCCATTCGCATTGGCGACCTTGACTATGTTTCTGTTGAAGCAAAGGAGAGCGATACCATCACCATGATTGTTCGGGGTGCGACCCGACAAACGCTGGATGAATATGAGCGCGCCTTTGACGATGCCCTTGGTGTGGCCTGTCTCTACTTGAAAGACAAGCGACTCTATCCCGGCGGTGGTGCAGTTCTCTCCAAATTAGCAATGTCCGTTCGCAGTCACGCCACCCATAAGCGTCAATCGTCTGCTCGTGAGCGTATGTGCATGGAGGCGTTCGCTGACGCTCTTGAAATCATCCCTGCCGCTATCGCCAGCAACGCTGGTATGGACGCGCTTGATGTCGTCATGGAGTTGCGTTCAGTCACGGACAACTACGGTCTTTTCATTGACTTCACGGGGGAAGGCTCAATTGTGGACATGCGACTACACAATGTGTGGGAACCTGCCGCGCTTGTTGAACAAATCATCAAGTCGGCCACCGAGGTTGCTTGCTCCATCCTTCGTATTGATGACATCATCGCGAGGCGTGGTCAATGATTGAAGTCTTGCTGTTGGCGTTTTTGGTGCTGATAGGTATTGAACTTGGTTTTGTCATGCTTGACATGATTTACCGCGCGGCCAGCAACATCCCTATCCCCGGTTCAACCGAAGAAGAGTAATTCAAACCACATAGGCGCGTCCACAGTCGTAAGGGCATTTAAGCCCACTACGCTGTGAGTCGTTGTGATAGTTGGCTTGTTGTCCTTCTTGGATGTATTGACCGCACACTACGCAGTTGCCCCCGTATTTTGCGGAGAATGGGGCTTTGATGACTCCTTCTCGTTTCATCTTCTCCCAAAACGCATCCTGTCCCGCCCCGCCTTCGGTGTTAATTTCACGAAGGTCGGGGTGGACTTCTCGCAATTCTTCGGTGAGATTCCTTAGTGCGCGAGTCCCCCTTCCTTCACCACGCTTATCTCGGTGCGTTACAAAGCCTAAGATGTTCGCTTTGTTGTCCTTGACATTGACAACACCGCGTGTTGATTTGTCCGGCGATTCGTATTGGTATTGATTGGGTGCTTTTATGTGGTCTGTGAGAAACTTGAAGTCTTCTTCAAAAGGGTCGGGTAAGAATCTGTTGCGATTTGGGTCGCGGGCTTGGAAGTCAGTCATGGGTTGAGGTGCGCCAGCGACTTGTTCCCCCGTCACCACATCATGTAGCGGTGCTTTCAACAAGCGCGAAACAACATCCATCGGCTCGCTGTGGAACATCATGTCGTTTGCTTGATTGATTTCTTCTTGCTCTTTCATGATGCAGGGCGTGCATACGGACGCACCAAACTGTTGATTTGACATAGCCGCCTCCTGTCCACTCATCGGTGCGTTGCACATTTCGCATTCAGCGGACTGACCGTAGAGGTTCATTTGTGGGGCTTTGACGATGACCATTTTAAGCGTGGAGCCTACGGATGGATGAGAGCGCGCCCTGTTCTTGTGCGGGTCTTCCGGCACGATTGTTCCTGTCTTCGTGTGGCTCATGTCTTTGCCGCCTTTTCCAGCGACCCCGCGCTTGCGACGCTCTCTCTCCAACTCCCGTCGGTATTTCTTACGCGCGGGCGTAGATTCGTATTGCGTCTCGTATTTGCGCTTGTGCGCAACGGCGGCGGGAGACTTGGCCTCCTTCTTCATTTTCGTGATACGCCACCAAAGGTCCGACACGCGCGCACCTCACTCTTCTTCCGGTCGGGGCATTCGTTGTATGTCGTAGTTGGGTGACGGCGAGTCATCTTCGTTGCCGAACTCAAGAGTGTTTGCTGTTAGTTCAGCGGCTTCCCGGTCCGCTTCTTCGTAGTGCTTCCCTGCTGTCATCGGTTTTTGTAGGAACTTACCAGCGCGACGAGAAAAAACGCCGGGAACCATTCTTCTACTACCGCGGAGTTTTTCAGCCATGAGTGCTGAATTGATGTCCCTCGTTTCAATATCACCTTCGGGACCCGCATCGTAAGGGTCTATCGTATAAGACAAGTTGGCGTATTTCAAAGCGGCGGGATGGTCAATGCTTTTCCCTTCTGCATCACGCATACCTCGGTTGCCCTTCAACAAACCCCACGCCGCGTCCATGACATTCATCGGCTCGCCTGTCATCATGAGGTCTTGCACCGCGTCCATGTCAGCCTCTTTGTCTTCAATGGGTCTTCGGTTTGAACTTACGATTGGCGTAGGACCGCGGAAACCGTAGTATTCGGACTCAACAGAACCTTTGGGTGCGTGCTTGCTTCCGCCGTAATATCCTTGGTCGCGTTGTCCACCACCTTGAAACGGAACGGTGAAGACGGTTGAAGGCTCGTTGCGAACAGCCCCCCAATGAGATTCTCCCCATCCGTGTTCATCCTCATCACCCGTTAATACTCCCATTTCCTCCGCTTGCGCTCCCATAAAATTAAGTGCCTCATGCATGGGGTTTTCGTAGCCGCGTATTTCAAAAATGCGCGCCAATCTCTTTAACTTTTCATCGGGGTCTTCATCGTTTGCATCTACGCTTTTTGGAGGCTGATTAAAACGAGGCTCTTCAATTAGATTTCGCTCTATCAATGCCTCAAATCCTGCTTCCTCCGAAGTGTCGCGGGAAGAGCCTCGGTTACGCTCTCCCCTCCCATCTGTCCGCCGCGTCTCGCGCTGTTCGCGTTCACCTCTCCTTTGGTTGGCCGCGCTTTCAGCGAGGGAGTCAACTCGTTCTCGGAACTCCATGAACGGATGACGACGAAGCGACTGTCGGAAATCATTCGGGTCAATTTGACGCCTTTCAAGAAGTCGCGCGAGGTTTTGGTTAGGTCGTCCATTACTGAATTGACCTTCATTACCGCGAATGATTTGCGCCGCTTCATCAATTTCTCGCGGAATGTCCACACTACCGTCTTCAACCGCTTCATCAAGTGTCTTGTCGTGTTTGTCGTGGAAATATGTTTCAAATGAATCGTATGGAATGTTTTTCTGTTCTAACACTTCTTCTAAATGATAGGGGTTGGAACGCAATTTTTGTTTGAAAGCGTGTATGCGTCCACGCTGATTGTCTTGAACGCTACCACGACGACGAGGCGCGCGACGGCCTTCCGCTTTTTTCATCGCCGTCTTGTCTTTTTTCGGTTTAGCACCTACACCAATAACAATGACCATGCCGCCTTTTTTGGGCTTCTCAAGGTTTTCTCCTTTCGCCATTTTATTCAACTCCGTGTTGTTTGAACTTGGGTTTTTGCAACCTTGATTCACGCCATAGCCGCGAGCAAAGCGGACACTCCCAAATGAGGACACGCGTATCACGGTCATTAACATATCGTCCTTCAAGTCGTTGCGCGAGAATTGTTTCATGACAGCCGGGACAGGACTGACTCAATCGCTCTTTCAGTTTCCCCATAACTTCCACCACCGTTTTTTGAAAATGCTGTTGGTTACAACCTGCTGGTCCATCACATCGCGCACATATTCGTCAAGCCATTTATCCATCACACCAACCCCAAGTTGCTCAAAGAATTAATGAGGTCATCCAACCTTAATTGAAGGTCGTCAATGTTGTTGTTGAGTTGAGTTACCGCCGTTACAAAATCAGCGTGTGCGGTGTCACCTACTCCGGGTGGAGTTGGCGCACCCGTTCCTGCGCTTGTTAGTCCGCCTAAAATGCCAACGGCAGTTTTCCCCGCAGGAGAAGTGCCGAAGAAACCTATTTGCGGGTCGGAGGCTTCGTCAGTAGGTGTGGCTCTTGTCAGTTGAAGAATGGCTTTTGAAAGGGGAACCAAGTCTACGGAAATGTCACCGAAAGCAATGTCAAAAATCCCGTTGTCTCGTTGCCCTATCTGCCATACGGGGTCGTCAATGGTTGAAGATGACGGTGGTGATGTGTTGTCGTTTTGGAGTTGAATGTGACCGTATTTATTTGTGCGAATGTTACCATCCGAACTACGAATACGCACAGGATAAGAGTCGGTTGTCTCTTCCACATAGAGGCGATGGGATTCAGTCCCACCTATCCTAACATCACCCGTAAGGTCAAGTGTCGCTTCACCTTCAACAGCGGCAATCGCTTCTGCGTCCGTGTAAGCCGAAGGAACCGAGCCAAGCGCGGTGTCAATCCCTGCAAGGTGACCTTCAACCGTTGATGCGGCAGGAGTGTAGTTTGTTGCACTTGCGGCGGCGGAGATTTCGCTATCATCGTAGTCTCCCGATGTAGCAACAACCGCACCCGTCCTTCCGAACACAGATGACACACTACCAGCAGAAGCAAGCGCGTTGTCAATTCCAACAAGGTGAGCCTCAACATCAGCAGTAGCGGCGGTGTAGTTGCTTGGACTTGCGGTAACAGGAACCTCATCGGCATCTTGGTCTGCCGTTGCGCTTGTTTCAATCCCCGTAAGTTTCGTGCGCTCGGCTGATGTGATGATGGCCCCGCTACCCGCATTGGTCACATCGTTAAGTTCAGTCACGCTGTGCGTTGAGAGGTCGGTCACATCAGTTGGCTTGTTGAGGATTTCAGCATCGCCGCTCACGGCATTCCAATCTGCATTGACATTGACTTCTGCACCCGCGGCAATTCCATTCAACTTGGTGTGGTCAGCGTCGGTGAACACATTGGAGTCGGTAGCCGCTTCAACAGCCGCGCGTATCTCAGCGTCCGTTTGGTCAGCCGTCGCACCAGCCTCAACACCGAGAAGCGTGAGCATTTCTGCTTGCGTGATACCCGTTGCGAAAACAGGCGCGCCGCCGCTGATTTCAATTGCGGGAGCGTTGGCGATGATGGCTGACTGATAATCGCACCGAACCCACACCGTTCCTTCGTAAATGAATGTAGCGCGGTGTCCCGATGAAAGTGTAGCGTTCAGTCCAGCAGGGGAGGTTTGATTGTCAAACACAATGTCGCCCGCACCGTCGTTGCATACCTCAATGATGTGACCTTCGGGGAACTTGTAATTTGCGCTTCCGTCCCGTTCGGGGTTGAGCGTGATGGTCACGCCGCTGTTTGGCGAGAGCATGAGGAACGAGTCACCTTCTGCCGTCAACACCCATGTGCCGTTTGTTGTTAGCGCGGTGCTGGTTGCATCAACGCCTCGCCCCTGCAACCGCACCGAATAGTGTCCCGTCTGTTCGTTATTGCGCCCTGCAAAGTAAAACGAATCAGCCGCGTGGCTACCGCCACGGTCTGCACCGCGCGATGGTCCTTGACCATACCCAGCGTCGCTTGAGGACGGTGGAGATTGACTGAACGAACCGTAGCGCGGATGGCTGACCCAATGCACATTCACGGTGTCGGATGTGGACAATTCACCGTTGTCGTTGTGAACAGCGTTGAGATGAGCGATGGTGTTGATACCTTGCGCGCCACCATCCGCCACTTCGCCGCTTGAGATTGAGCCTGTTGATAGCGGCACACGGTAGTCCGCTGTGCTTTCCAAGAATACGCGCTTGTCGTTGATTTCCACAATGTTGAGATTGTTTGTTCCACCACCGCTACCGACATATTGAATCCGAACATGCGCAAGCACGATGGTTTTGGCGTTATCACCTGCTGAAAGCGTCTTGTAATTGATGAGGTATTGGTTGGATGCGGACGGATAAAGACCCGTTGTCGTATCCGCAGGGCTTCCTCCTTCGTAGTGGACTTTGTTGTTACCACCGCTTGGTGCAACATAGATGGTGTAAATGGCTTCCTCGTTGG